ATTTTTTGTTAAAATATTTTTGCGCCAAAAACCAATTGGCAATGTCTTTTTTAAGAATTCGGCCGGTTTAAATGTTTTCATTCTTGCAAGCCTTCGGGGATTAAACTATTCACAAACGCTTTTTTCTGTTCGTCTGTTAAATATGCCGAACTTTCAATATATGGCAATGTTTGCGCATATTCTTTGACTTTTCGCCAATTGTCTGTCACAAATTCAACCTTTACATCGTAAAGTTTTGAAACAATCGGTTTGAATATTGAAGTCCAAAAATCCTTGATGCCTTGTTCTTCTGCGTTCAAATCGGCTTCCCCTGTGACGGCCATTCCGGAAGCAAGTTCGCCAATTACAAAAGACAATGGCACGCCAATTTCGGAAGCCAATTGACCGGCAACCAATAGAATTGCATTTTTGACCGAATCAGTATTGACCGGCGTTTGTTCTAAAATATCGGCGGCATCCAATAAAATGGCCTTTCCGGATTTTACACCTTCAACAATGTTTTTTGCCTGTTCTTTTGGATCATTGATTGCATTTGCTGAAATTGTTTCACGCATTCTTGAAATTTTCAATTGAAGCGATTTTGCCGTTCCCAAGTTTGTGTTCATGCAATCAAAAATATCATAAATGAACCCCATATACATTTTGATCACATCGGTCATTGTGTATTTTTGGAAATTGACAAGAATTCCGACTTTTGATTCTGCCTTTTCTTTATAATCGGCTTCAATTTGTTTTTGTTCTTCAACCGTTGCCGAACGAACAACGCCGGAATCATAAACAATGCAATCTTTCCCCTTTGTTGCCATAAGTGTCGCAATTTTTGTTATAAGGCCAAATCTTGCATTTGATTGTTCTGCACTATCAAACAAAGACAAAATCTTTTCTTCATCCTTAAAACCTGTTGTTTTGTTATAACAACGCGTTAAAATCTTTTTATAAAGTGATCCAGTTTTGAACAAAATGAAGTCGCTTTTCTTCATTGTCAAATTGAATGGCACTATCAAATCAGAATATGAACTTTCGCCCTTGTTGAACATTGTTTTGAAAATATTATTCATTTACTACCCCCACAAATACAAGCAATCCGGCCAACGCATCCGGCGGATCATCATGTTCACAATTGTATTCATAATTTTTGACAAGGTCAACAAAAATTTTATTTGCTTGAATTATTTCCGGCCTGCCATTATAAACTTGAACCAATTTAATGTCGTCAATAAACTGTGCCGCATTTACAATTCTTTCATGTTTTTTCTTTGTTGAATTGTGTCCACATGCCGGAATTCCCATTTTTATCATCTCAATGACCGGCATTTCGCCAAGACCATTTGTTTCAACACAAACGCGCCCCACATTATACATTTTGAATATTTCGGCGAATTCATCAATGCAATCATACCAAGCCTTTTGAAATGCAAATCCGGCAACCGGAAATTTATTGAACTTCATTCCACCAATTGCGACAGCCGTATAGTCGCCCCCCTTATGCGATGGATCTATGTATGCAACGTTCTTTTCGCCCCACCATTCAACGCATTCAATTTTTCCAAAAGGAAGGCTTAAATCATCCATGATATTCAAGAAATATGATGCTTGAATGGATTCTTCCGATACACCGGCTTTTCTTTGTGCTTCCAAATCCTTTGAAAGTTCCGGTATATCGCCCCACCTCAAACAATAGGTTGGAATGACTTCGCGCAATTCTTGATATAAATCCAATTTGTGAACCGGTTGGCCAATGATGAAAATATTCGGCGTTAATTTATAAAGTTCTTCATAAACCTTCTTGACCCTTTTTCTTTCCGTTGCGCTTGTATCTTCCGGCGTGATTGGATCTTCCATGATAATCAAATCCGGATGCCGGCCACGAAAACCCCTTGAACGAATTGTCAAGCATAACAAATTCGGTTCTTTACCGCTTGAACCTTCCAATATTAGTTTCTTTTTTGCCCTGTTTTTGAAAATTGCGCCGTTTCTTTCCATAACTTCACGAACTTCCGAAACAATTTCTTTTCCTCGCTCGTTTTCCTTTGTGACCATCAAAATTTTATAATTCGGATCATCATATAACTTTTTGGCCACACCTAAAATTGAAACATAGTCCGTTTTTCCCGAACCACGAAAGCCAAGCAACATTGAAGGCTTCCCTTGATTTTTGTTGAATGCAAAGTCCATGAATTCAATTTGTTTGTCAAATGGCTTCGGGTATCCGGCACGAATGCAAAATTCGGAAAAACTTTCGGCCTTTTTTTCCCATCCAAAATTCAAATTAAAATTGAAATTGAACTTCATTATTTTATTTTTTCCCAAATGTCAATGGTTGTTTGATTTAATTCTGCATTTGTCATCGTTGGAATGCGCGCCCTTATTTCAACCAACAAGGCATTAAATACACGCATTGTGTTTTCTTTTATCTTTTCTTCGCTTACCGGTTCATCTGCCCCGATGCGCAATTCTTTCACAAGTTCAATGCGCTGTTTAATTTCTCGCTTTCTTTGGCGATCATCTTTTATTGATTGTTTGGCCGCCGCCCGAATTCGTTTGCAATACTTGTTGACGGTCACAAGGCTGACCTTCGTCAACTTCGCAATTTCCCTTTGTTTAATGCCTTTGTTTAAATATTCTTCAATTTCCTTGAACAAAAGCGGATTTTCATTCATTTGTTAAACCCTCTTGTTAAACCTCAAAACAATTTTGTATAACCCCTTTGTTAAATACTCACACATTCATTTTTAAATGTCAAGCACCTTTTATATTCCTTTTCCCTTTCTTCTTCTCTGTTGCTGTTATATGGCTTTCTGTGTGTATATAAAAGAACCGCCCCAGTGATGAAGCGGCATTGTTATAACAATAGGAGGTTTTTCTATTTAAAAGGAAGTTTCACACGAAACAATTTATTTATAATTCTTTTCAAAATGAAAATCAAGCCTTTTTTTCTTTTTTCTTCGCAAAGTTTCTTGAAGCATTGTTTTATTTCAGTTTTGTCGGTTGTTATCTGATATTCAAGGTCAAGCCACTTTCTTATTTCCTCATTTGCTTTTTTCAAATCTTTTGCCCCTCTTTCAAGTTGGCCAATATAACTTTCTGAACAAAAGCACCGTTTGGCCAATTCTTTTTGCGTGATTCCGGAAAGTTCGCGCAACCGTTTAATGTCTGCCCCTGTTTTAATCATGTGTTGTTTTTTCATTTTTGCCCCCTTTCATTTCTTTTGGCTTGTTCTTCAATATATTCAATTTCATTTTTAAGCGTTATCAAATCAACAAAATCAACCGCAACGCGGAAACAATCAAAATCCGATCCCATTTCAATCAAAAAGCAACCTTCGGCCGGATCTTTTAATATTTTAACATAAGCGCCCTTTTTACTTCTCATATTTTCTTTTCCTTTCAAATATCAATAAATGTTGGCAACCTTCACAATTTCTTTTTTGGCATGTAATACAAGGCGGATTTTTTGCCCTTCTTGCATCCAATAATTTTTGAAATTCTTTATAATATTCTTCTTCGCGTTCTTTATTTTTCATTTTAAAACCTTTTCATAACTGAATAAACAATCCACAATAAAAATGCTGTCAAAATTCCAGTTAAAAAATCACTCATATTTTATCCTTTCTTAAAAAAAGCGGCGGATAGGCATACAAAACAACAAAACAAAAACAAATCAAACCTTCCGCCATAAGTTATTATTTTATTCTTTCAAGGCAATCAATGGCCGGTTGTGGATCATATTCAATAAACACCGTTCCCATTGGCGTGTCTTTAATTTCCTTCATATATGTTCCCCTTTCTGTTTTTTCCCCGATTCTTGTTTCTGCGTAAAATTTTAATGTTTTTTTTGCTTCTTCCAAATCCTTTTGGATTTTTTTTAATTGTTTGTATTGATCCAAAGTTATCAAACGGCAAGTTTCATTCATATTTAACCCCTTTCATTATTTTAATGTTTTTCCGAACCCTTGAAATAACATCTTTCAAATCGGCATTTTTCTTTTCCTTAAAGTTTTTTTTGTTGCATTCCTTACAATAAAAGCCAATGTCATTGATTCCAATCGGTTGGCCGCATCTTTTACATTTCATCTTTCAAACCTTCCTTAATTTGATCCACATAATATTGACGGCGGTCAATTTCTTTTAAGGCTTCCCACCAAAAAATATTTTTTTCCGCCGCTTCAACAAATTCGCCCTTTCTGATTATTACATATTCCGGAATTCTCAAATCGCCCCTTAAAAAATAAATTCCCTTCAATGTTATAAAGTTTTTTTCGCCATGTCTTTCGGCAAGTGAAAAATATTTTAATTTGTGGAAACTTGCATATTCCGAATTGCTTAATCCCATTTGCGCAATCGTTTTCCCATTGTTCCGGCTTAATGCAACAAGGCAATTTAAAAGGCCTTCATTGAACCGGTATTTATAGGAAACTATTTTTGCACCACAACATTCGCATATTTGAACATTTTTCATTTTGTCAATTCCCTATTCAAACAAATCAAATGCCCGAAAGAATACATCTTTGTTGAATTCGTCCTTCATTTTCATTGTTGCGTATGATTCAAGCGTTGCTTTTGTTATATTATATTTTTTTGCGGCAATTTCAATTATTTCTTTTTTTTCAAGTTTTACATTTGCTTCTTTTTGCAAAATTGAAAAAAATTGTTCCCCCATTAAACGCAAGTCCGCAACAAAATTTCCTTTGTTTTTTTCGTCTGCTTCTGCACATACAATTTCAAGTTCGTTTTTTTCTGTCATTTTGTTTCCTTTCCTTTGGTTTCGCCTTCCGCCCCATGCTTCCGGCCTTGTTTTAATGTTTCAATGGCAAAATTGACTTCTTTCCATACCTTAGAAAGAACAACATCCGGTTGAAACATCATTTCTTTTGCGCGTTCAAGCGCTTCAATTGCATCTTGTATTTTTCCCACAATTACCATCCTTTTTTGTATAATACACTCTTGTAATATATTTTTTAACAATTACCGTATTTGCCAAACAAATAACAGAAACAAATGGGTTTTTGATTTCTTTCTTTATAAATTCAAAATCATCAAGGGTTGAATTTTCCACCATTGTACTATATCCGTTATTTAAGTCTATAAAAATATTTATCATACTTTTTCCTTTAATTTTTAATTATTCCATGTAAAAAACCAAGCCAATAAATAATCTGGCATACAATAATATAAATTACAAGTTTTTCAATTTCTTATAATTCCATCTTTCACTTCCTATTGCATCGCATAATAACGGCAAGTTTCTTCCGATTGAACACCGGCGGCCATGCAATCTTCAAAAGCCTTTTGCCCCATTTTTCCGGAAAAATAAAATGCCAAACCTAAAATAAAAATAAAAATAAAAATAACTTTATTCATCGTTTCCCCCAAAATCTTTTTCAAATTGATAATAATAATCCCTTGCCATGCAATTATATAATGCCGATTGGATGAATTGTTCTAAACTCAAATTTTTTGCCTTTTCTGCTGCTGTTTCCATTGTTGAAATTACATCTTCATCATCTTTGAATCTTAAACCGGCCATTGTCATTTCGTTGTGATTGACCGTTCCCAATCTTGCAACAATCATTATTCTTTGCGCCGGAAGTTCTTTTTTTATTAAATCAATTTCTGCTTTGTTGAATTTTTTACGATCTGAACAAATTCCATTGCAAACATTTTTTGACATTTCAATGTTAATATTTTTTGACATATCAAACCCCAAATGATTTTTTATTATTTCTTGAAATATTTCTGTCATTTTCTTTCCTTTCTGTCAATTTCAAAAGGCTTTTTTGCCTTCCTTGATGTCATATTAGTTTAAAAAAACACCCTTGTCAATACTTTTTTTAATTATTTATATTTTTTTTTAATATTTTTTTTCATTACTAAAACAAACAAAGTTGTTTTTTGTGATTTTCAAGCCTTTCAATGCTCGCTTTCCAGTATTCCGGATCTTTTTCAACACAAATGAATTTTCTTTTCAATTCCCAACATGCAACCGCTGTTGTGCCTGAACCGCTGAATAAATCCGCAATCAAATCACCTTCCTTTGAATATTCGTCAATGCACTTTTTAAATAATTTCAAAGGCTTTTGTGTTGGATGCAATCTGAATTCTTTTTCTGAATGGTATCGAAATATTTTTGCATTCTTATCAAATGAAGTATAATCCAATTCAAGCATTGCCAAACTGAAATTTTCTGCAATCATCTTATCCCATACAATCCAACATCTTGAAGGTGGTAACATATCCGCAAAATAATTTCCTCCCCAAATAATCTGATTTTTTGAAACCCTGACTATTTCTTCAAAAACTTCTTTATCAGGGGTAAAGTCCCACCCTTTATCAACAATTGAATTGAAATTCATTTTTCCGCTTTTTCCACCTTTGAATTTCTTATTCAATCCATAAGGTGGATCTGTCAACACAAGGTCAATGCACTTGTCTGGCAATTGCTTCAATATATCCAAACAATCGGCGTTTATAATTTTATTTTCAAATTGTTCAATTGACATGATGAAAAACCCCTTCTTCGTTTTGAACCCATTTTCTTTTTTTGTTTATTTTCATTTTGTCCTGTATGGCTTTCAATAATTGCAAATCCATTCTTTCATAAAAAATGTCAATAAGCAACAATTGCGCAATTGGCGAATTAAAACGGTATGCAAGAACGATTAAGGCAATACAAACATCGGCTTTTTCTTCAAGCCTTTTTGTTGGATTGATTCCGGCTTCCCACATTTCAATAATTTCTTCGTTGGCCTTTTTATATTGCGCAAATTCCGTTGCGTTTGGAAATGCCTTTTCGTGCCATTCAATAATTTCTTTAATATATTCCTTCATTTTATTTTTCCTTCATTATTTTTATGTTTTTTTTAAAATATACAATCATTGTTCCACTATTGTTTCCGCTTTTTGGTTTTTTTGTTTCCGGATCTATAAAAGACACCCTTCCTTTTAATATTTCAAAATGGTGTTTTTTATAAATATAATCATGAAACGCCTTGCAATCTGTGCAATTTGAAGGAAGAATCATGACAACAACATGACAATTTTCTTTTTCAATTTCTTCACTTGCTTTTTTAATAAATTCTGCTTTTTTTGAAAATGGCGGATTACAAAAACATCTCCCTTGCCAATTTTCATTTAATGCGTCAAATCCCTTGTCAAAATAAAATCCATCATCACATAAGCAATTTTCCGTTGTGCAACATATATCTTTTTCAAAATTAAATATTTCGTTTTGTTGATTGAATAAATATTTCGGTGTTTGGAAACAATCATTTCCCTTTATGTTCATTTTCATAAATATTCCCCTTTACAATAAGTTTTGCTTCGTTTTTATCCAAAAATGAATATGGAATTCGCATAAAACCATTTTTCGCAATCAACAAAAAAGCACCTTTATTTTTAAGATATTCAATTTCGCCAACCACTTCGCCATTTATTTCGCAAATGTCGCCTTCAAAAACAAGCCTTCCTTTTTCATCCTTCCGGCCTGTGCAAAGGCATTTTTTGAAATAAACCTTCTTTCGCCTGTCTTTTGTGTTTAATATTCTATTTTCAAACCATAAATCCCCCATTTGATCCATTTTCACACCGTAATAAATAAAACTGTCAAATTTTAATTTTCGCCCTTGCCTTTTAAAACTTGCAACCCGAAACAACATCTTTAATCCTTTTTTTGCAAGTTTCAAAATCGCCCGAATTTTCCCAAATAAACAAGGCCAATTGTTCCGGATATAATATGCCATGTCCGGCAAGATAATTTGTTTCATTGCCTGCCATGTGTATTTTTTGATGGCATAAACCACAAACCGGCAAGCAAAAACGATCATCCGATTTTGTTCCCATGCCCTTTTGTTTCCGTTTCGGCATTAAAAACAATTCTTCGCCTTCTTTGACTGGTATGAATTCCGGCCGAACCCTTAATAAATGATGATGTGTTGAATAATGCGAACCACAAATGCAACACCCCAAACCATCAACAAATGACAAATGTTTTTTACTCATAAGACCCCCTATTGTTTAAAATTTCAAAAAATGATTGTGGAAAATCGGCATCAACAAAATTTAAATTGTCAATGTCCGGTTCTTCCATCCACGCCGAATTTTTACCATATTTTTGTATGTTTTGGCAAAATATATCGCAAGCCTTTTCAATTTTATTTTCGGCCAACAACCAAAGATCGCCGCAATTTTCTTTCGTGAATGTTTTTATTCTCGCTTGCGGCAAATTTCGGTTTATAAATAAAACAAACGGCAAAAAATCTTCATTCTTTTGAACCTTTTTAAAAAATGCCTTTTGCTCTTTTGTTCCGTTTATTTGTTCCGGCTTGAAGTTGCAAGCCGCCCTTAATGCTTCCCTATAATTTACAAGTTGAATATAAACTTTATATGTGAAGAAATACTTTGCAATATATGATTCAATTTCGCCGATTTTATCGGTTGCAAATGTCTTTAAATCAACAAATGAACATTCGCGCAAATAGTCAATGCGCGCCTTTCTTGCGATTCCCCTTTCATCCGTCCATAAAATGGAAACTTCCGGCCAACCGCCCTTTAAAAATGGCGTTGAAAGAATTTGACCGTCCATTTCCAAATAACGGATTATTTTTTTCATATCAAAAAACTTTTGCCACGAAACAACCTTTTTTGTTTGGCCTGCTTTCCACAATTTAAATGCTGAACTGTTTTTGTTTAGCATTTCAATTTCTGTTGGCATTACAACATATTTTTCATTGAATGCCTTTTCGCCTTCCAATACATAAGCATGAAACATTGTTCCGGCATCCATTGCATCCGATTTTTTTTCTTCCCTCAATGGATTAAAAACCGAATTGAACCAAAATTTTGTTGGACTTTCCAAAATGTCCTTCATTCCCGATGCGCTTAAACGATCCAAAGAATGATATATGCCTTCATCAAGGCCAAAATATACACCATCTTTCATTTGTTTTCCTTTTGTCAAAATTAAAAACAATGTCAATTTATATCTTTTTTTTCCGGTTGTCAATAGCATTTTATAATTTTTTTTGTTATTTCCACTTGACAATATTATTTTTTAATGTTAAAATCTTGAATGTGTTCAACAAACAAAGGATTTAATATGACAAATTTATTGCAAATTATTCAACCATTGGAAATTCAATCAAGAAAATATTTAAACCAAATTGCGCAAGCAACCATTTCAACGGAAGCCGACCGCGAACGCGCTTGCGTGTTTTTGAAGGAAATTTCCGATTTCAAAAAAAGCGCGGAAGCGCAAAAAAAAGAACAAACGGCCGAATTGAAAGCGCAAATCAAGGAAATTGACGCGCAATTCAAACCGGCATTGGACTTTTTAACACAAGCCGATTCAATAACGCGTGAAAAAATAAACCAATATTTGAACGCTGAACGAATTCGCCAAGAAAAATTGGCAATTGAACGGAAACGCCAAGAAGAAGAAGAAGCCTTGCGCCGTTGTGAAGAAATTGAAAATTTAAAAAAGGATGCTGACAAATACGATCCGGCAACGCGTGAAGCACTTCTTCAATCTTTGCAAGAACAACAAAATCGCGAAATTGAAAAAACTGCCACAAATACAAAAATCAATTTATCTTCCAATGCTTCAACCGTCCGAACGGTTTGGACTTTTGAAATTGAAGATATTTCAAAAATTCCGGCCGAATTCCTTGAAGTTAATTCAAAGGCCGTAAATGATGCTATTCGTTCCGGTGTTCGTGAAATTTCCGGAATTAAAATATTTCAAAAATCTGTTGTCGCTGTTAAATAAAGGGGGTATCTCATGGCACTAAGAACAAAAAAACAAATTACAATCACAATTGACATTGATCTTTATGAAAAACTTGAAGCACTTTGCGATGTTGAATGCCGAACGGTTTCCGGCTTCATTTCGCTTCTTTTAAGGCGTTTTTTTGATAATAACAAATTCGAATAATAAAATCCCCCTTCTTTTGGAAGGGGGCTTTCTTTTGACAAAAAGAAAAATGCAAATATTTATTACACTTTTTAATATAAATCCTTTTTTTCATTTTTTCAAGTTATTTTTTGCAAAAACATTTTTCAAATCCGATTTTATACATTTCGGCATTGTGTATGTATTCTTTGACAAGTTTCGGATCTTCAAAAACTTCCAAATCCAAAGGGCAACAATTGGCCGGCGGTGTTATACTATTGCAAGCACTTAGAAACATCAAAGCCAAGAACGAAACCGCAATCATCGTTTTTCTTTTCTGCATTCAACACCCTTTCTTTTACTTCAACGGCAACCGTCCGGCATTCTTTCGTGTTGGCCATTGCTTCTTTTTGAACATAAACCACCTTTTCAACAACTTTTGCTTCTGTCGCTGTTTTTCCGGCTCTATAACCGCCAATGTATATGATCGGCGTTAATATTACAAAAAAAATCAAAAGACCAATAAAAAATTTATCCATCATTTGAAAATACCAATTGCCCCCAATAACAAATCAACGGCCTTTGAATAGTCTTTAAACAACAACCAAGCCGAAACAACCATCACAAATGCCACAAAAAAAGGCACTATCTTTGCAAGTGCTTTTTTAAATTCTTCCATTTAGTCAATTCCTTTATAAAAAAGATGATTTCCAATTGAAACAACCGGCACTTTACCGACCGCCCATTTTGGATTAATTTGTTTTGTGTGGTAATGGCAAGCACCGCAAACAATATCGCCGAATTCCCCCTCAATTGCCATTCTTGCAATTTCTAAACATTCCGAAAGTTCTTCTTTTGTCGCATTCGTAATGATTTCTTTATTTGGATCATTATCGTTCCAACAAGAAAATTGCATTCTTTTTTGGCATGTTTCGGCTATTGTTTGACCTGCGAACCATTTCCCCGATTTAAACCGGTTCAAAACGACCGCCGCGATCGCCTTTTTTCCGGTTATGCTTTCGCCCCTTGCTTCGCCATATATGGTTCGCCCCAAAACTTCAATGTCTTTTTCTTTTTGGCTCATTTTTTTTGACCTGCTGTTCTTTTAATTTGGCATCCAATCGCGCCTCTTTGATTTTATAAATTAAATATGCCGTTGTCAAACAAAAGGTAATAATGGCTTGAATTGTTTGTAAATTATGGATCAAGAAACTTGCAAAAATTCCGCAAGCCGTATTTGCACCTGTGACAATTCTGTTCATCATATCCCCTTTATTCATACAACGGCAATTTCCCTTCCTTAATAATGCCCTATAAAATAAAAGAAAGTCAATATATTTTTTTCATTTTATTAAATTAATCCATAAAACGGCCTGTCCGTCTTGATCGTTCCGGCATACGGTCATCATATTTGTCAATGTAATAATATCTTGTATAACCTTTTCCGGCACTGTTTCCGCCTTGATACCCATCACGCGTTTGATATTCCATGACATTATCATATTTTGTTATGCCGTCCATTATACCTTCGCCATCAAATGCGTTTGACAAGACTTGCATTAATACGAAACCGCCGATTAAAATCCACCATAAACCCTTCATCGTTTCTTTTCCCCTTCCATTTTCTGATATGTTGCCGCCAAAATATATGTCGCCGCTTCCTCTGCAAATTCCGGATCTTTGTTCATCCCGAACCTTGCAAGAAGCCAACTTGCGCCACTTGCGCACTTCTTTGCGTCCCATCCTTTTTCCAAAATTTTCCTTGTTTCTGATTTTATTCTTCTGAAATAGTTGTTGAATTTTTCTTCAAATTCGCTATTCATCATTTGCATTGGTTGTTCTGCCATCTTTTACCCCTTCCGGATATGGTTTAATATCATATTGTTGTTGTGTTTCCTTGTTGTTCCCCAAGAAAGCATTTGTAAATTCGGCCGCAAAGTTGCCCATGTCGGCCTTGTATATGCTCATTTTTCGCAAGTGATCACGAACCAAGAACCGTTGATAAATTGGCGCATTATTGAACCCAATAAAAACCAATCTCAAAGGTTTTTCAAGGCTTCCATTGATTGGCATGATGTTTCCGGTGACCATTACCCGATACAAACCCCTTGCCACTTCATCACATTGAAAATCAACCGTATTTACCCTTTCAAATGGAAAGCCAACCGATGGATCATTTGCATTTTTTATCAATTCCCAACTTTCGCCAAGAACATTGATTTTTTGCGGTATGTTATAACCTGTCATCTGTCGCCCTCACATTTGCCATCATAAGGATTGCGGCGGCCGCAATATGTTTTGCCGCTTTATACCGTTCTTTGGAAGTTGCGTTTTTATCTTCCAATTCCCGATATTCTGAAATTTCCATGTCAAGGATTTTTTGGTTTCCATCTCTCATGTGTTCATATTTATCCCATGTTTCCGGATGATCTTCAATTGTTTTTTCAACCCTCTTGAAGTCTTTCCACAATGGATTATAAGAAAAATATTTCATTTTTGGTGTTCCCTTTCATTTAAAGGGGGCTTGCGCCCCCACGCCTTAACCTGCCGTTGTTGGCGTTGTTGCCGGTGTAATTGCCCGAATAGCGGCCAAAATTGCGCCGGTTTGTTGATTAGACAAGTTTGTTTGATACAATTGCGCTTTCAAAGCGGCGTTTTCGTCTTTTGCATCGCAAAGTTTCATTTGCAATTTGTCAATGAAGTTTTGTTGGATCAATTGACGCGTTGCGTTTCCTTCATCGCGGATTGTTCCCTGTGTTTTACAACAACATTCTTGTTGCATATATCCCACATTGTTAATTGCTGAAACAATGTTTGCTGTATTTTGGCAATTGTCATGGCCTAAACTTGAAAAACCTTGCATCATTGCTAATTGATTGCGTGAAGATTGGTCAAGTGTTTGATACCCAATGTTGCAAAGGCCGGAAGAAAGATTCATGTTCATCCCATTAATGGAATTTTGAACCGCATTTATTCCGTCATTTAAAATGGAAGTTGCAAAACCTGCACCGATTCCGGCATTTCCGCCCCAACCACCATTGCCCCAACCACCATTGAAGCCATTACCAAACCATGAACCAATTAAAGCACCACCGAAAGCCGCCAAGCCTTCGCCACCGCCAAAGCCACCGCAACCACCGCTTGTGATAATATCTGTCATTCTTTAAAACTCCTTGTAAATGTTAAAAGGCGATGAACGCCCTATTTTTCAAGTTCTTTTAATGTCAAAATTAAAAGTAATCTGTCAAAATTGAACATTGCATCGCCCCTTTTTCGTTTTAACCGTTGGACTATCCACCGGCAACATCAAGAATGGCATATTTTTATAAAAGTGTTGTTGTTTTTATGCTCAAAGAACTGTTGCATTTTCCCATATCATACGCCAAAAGTTCCCTTTGACGGCCTTTCCGGTATCGCTGAACAATAAAAGATGTTTCTTTTTCCGTCAAACCTGCTTTTTCGCAAACATCCTTTATTTTTGGTTCGGGATTGGTTTTCAAAAAATCTTTTGTTTTTGCCAATCCCTCTTGATATTTCATTTCAAAACCTTACTTTCTAATGTTTGGATTTTATATTCTGCAATTGAAAGCCTGCTTCCGAAATAAAAGCAACATCCACATAATACAAGGCCGAATAACAAACAAGTCATTATGAACAATCGCGCCATATTTGAAGCACTGCCCACATAATAACCCTTTTCCGAACCTATTTGAACATTTACATTTCCAACTTTGTGTTGGCCGTTTCTGTGTTGATTAATCATTCCGAATCCTTTGAAGTTCTTTTAATAAATAAACCTGTCTTTCGTGCATTCCTAGCATATAGGAAATTGAATTGTTTCGGCTGATCAATATTTTGTGTTGATTATGCGCCAATTCATGCCGTATGCCGTTTTTCTTTGGAATTGCATTTTCATTTAAAGTTAGACTTTCATAAAATTCAAATGTTCCCTGTTTCATTTTGTGCTTCCGCTTCTTGTGGATATGGATTTTCTGCCTTTATTTTTTCAACAACCCTTGCGCGTTCTTCTTTTAAAGATTCAATTTGTGCCATAATTTCTTCGGTTTGTTCCTCATCCCTTAACGCTTGAATTTGACAAGTGATCGGATCTTTTTCGGCAATGTATAATTGACGGCGCGTTTCGGATACTTCTTCTTTTGTTTTTTCCGGTTCTGCCGGCGCATATCCCATTAAATACCATGTACCATTATAGTCTTGTTCTACATCCATTTCAACCATTCCGATTGATTTATAAAAGTCTGTGTTTGTTCCTAAACCAACCGATACTTGTTTTGTTTCTTCGTTTTCAATTTTTGCGTATTTAAGCATTTTAATTTACTCCTTTGCAAGGATAGAAAGTTAATTTTATATCAGAAGCATAATTAACACGATAAGTCGTGCCTGCATCAACCGGTATAAAACAAGATGAATAACTATTGCCTGCACTACTTCCACCAATACCAAAAGATATATCGTTTATATATAACACTCTGGTTGTGTTTGTGATTCCCTCAACAGAAGCTCTTATATAGCCTTTAGTAATAACACTTTGATTATTTGTTGATAAAGTTAAAACAACCTCTGCGCTATAATCAGGCATACCCCAACCCACAACATTTGTTTTTCCTGCCTGTGATACATCGGAAAGATCCTTGTTTGCCTTTAAGTTTAGATCTTCATAAACCTTGTTGATGTCAATGCCAACTTCGGCCGTTTGGCCGGTTGTTGAAATGACCATATAATATGGATATTTTGTGTGTTCCGGATTTACTTTTGCACCGTCTTGATATGTGGATGAGGAACGAGAAGCATCAAAATCAACATTATATAAACTTCTTCCGCTTCCCCCATCGGCTAATGCAACACTACCTTTATTTGTGGTTATAAAAACACCGCTTGATTTAAGACCGACATTTGTTTGTCCACCAATATCAAAATTGTCTTTAATATTCGGCAAACTTTCCGCATAAGTTTTCCCAATTTCTGAAAGCGTTATTGTTGCCCCAATATAACGCGTAATTGTTGGGATTCTCACATACTCATTTTCCACAACAAAACGGCCACATTGCCCATATTTTGACAAATCTTCATCATATTCGGATTGTGTGCATGAAAACCAATTTCCGGCATTCACTTGTTCAATTACTTTGTTGCAAAATTCTTCATAAGTTCCGGTTCTGCTTAAAGTTTTACCATCAAGCAAAGTAAATCTTGAATCTTCAATTCTTCCAACTGCCGGCAAAATAAAACCTGTCGGCAATGAAGAACCAAGCCATTTTCGTAATTGCGAAAGCGTGATTGCCTTTGTTTCTGTTGCCGTTTCAACCGGCGTGACCATATCGGCCAAAATTTCATCGGCCAATTCAAGTTGTGAAATTTCAATTTCTTCCGTTGCCATTCTTTTATTCCTCTCTGTTTAAAGTAAATTCAACGAATGTTCCGGCATTTGTTGTTGCTTGTAATACTTCCAACAACTGGCGATCCGAAACTGCCGCCAATACCTGTTTAAATTTGATTGCCTTTCCGTCCTTCGTGACAATTTGTTTTCCATCCTTTGTGATCCACAAATAAAATACTTGAACCGGCGCAACAATGTCAACTTTTAAATGAAGCGGTTGTGTTGTAATTGTTATTTTTGCCGTTTTTCCAAATATTGCATAAAGGATTTTCAAATAACTTTCAACCGTTCCCAAATTCTTTTCGCCTTCCACAATTTCCGAAAAGGCTTTTATAAAAAGACTTTTTTCAAGAATTTTATAAATTGGCAAAAGTTGTTCTTCGTAAATAATCCGGCCAAGTTCCGGACTTGAATAAGCATTGTCAAAATAACTTTTCAAATCCGATATTGTTTGCCTTGCGATCCGTTCATAAATCGCCCAGAACTTCAATTCTTCTTCGTCTTTTATGGCAAATTGAACCATTACAACACCTCAACTTCAATTTCATCCGGATTGATTGTTATTTTTTCGTCATACATTCCTTGAAGGATTTCTTCCGTATATTCCGTTCCGCCATCTGTTGAATATGTTATTGTGATTTCTGATGCAAAAGGCAAATCCCGATCAATACATAAAAAGGCTTGCGGTTCAAAATCAAATCCCATGCGATACAATTTTTCAAAGTTATTTAAGAATTTTTCCTTTATTTCGTTCGGCGTTTCAACAAAAATATTTTTATTTTCTGAAACTCTCACTTTAATTTTAACTTTTAAAGGCGTTTTTGTTGGCAAATCATACGCATAATTGAATTGTTGGCCGTTTGTTGCTGTGACCGTTCCTTGTTCCGTTCCGTTATAAAATAAACCGGCCGTCAAATATTTGTGCATTGTGTTAAATATTTGTTGTTTTTTTTCGGCATAATCTGAACCGGCTTCATCAATATCAACGGCAATTGAAATGTTTCCGGCTTCTTCGCCTGTTTCAATTGGCTTTATTGATGCAATAAGTTTTAATTCATCGGCCATCGCTTGAATGAACCCATCAACCGAACTTCTGTGAATTATCAATTCTTCGTTTTGCGTTCGGATGTAATCTTGCATTTTCGCCCCAAGTTCGGCAATACCATTTTCAATGGTCATCATTCCTTGAATTGTTGCATATAAGAATTTCCAAAGGTTTGTGCCTTCAAATTCTTCGTTTGTGTATGCTGTTCCAAATTGTTCATTTACTGCTGAAACGCATTCCGTCAAAATTGTTTCATAAGTGCGCGGCGAATAACCGTTGACAACTGTATAAGTCATTTAATCAAGCCCCCTTTCTCTGCGGCAATTACTGAATAATTGAAAATTTGTTCAAATGTTTTTTTCTCAATGGCCAATGCAACCGGATTTATTCCGTTTTGTGCCATTTTTTGCAATGAATACGCTTCAAATGTTTTATTTTGAATTTGAATATCCGGATCAAAGAACCTTTTCAAATCAATTCCGAAATTTTTATGATATTCAAGGTCGCCTTCTTGAATTTTCAAAAGGTTTGAAGCCTTAAACACAACGGTTTCAATCATTTTGGCATTTCCATTTTCAATTTTAATGTCAATCATTTTAAAACCCCCATCAATTCTTCAATTTTCATTTGTTGTTCTGTGATTTCTGTTGCGAATGTGTCGGTCGTTATTTTTCCACCTAAGTTTTGCGGCAATACTCCGGTCGCAATAATTCCCAATGTCAATTTTAAAATTTCAAGAAGTGTTTTCATGTCCGGTGTTGTTTTTGGCAAATAAACCAATTCTTCGCCCGAAATAACCAAATAACCCGAACTTTCGCCCAATGCTTCGCCCAATATAGGGCAACCTTGAACCGGTTTGCCGTTTACCATCACTTGATTTCCGCTTGCCGTTGCTTTAAATACCTTCATAAAAAAACCTTTCAATTTTAAAAAGACCCAAACCAACATCAACAAATGCTTCAAATCCGGTTATTTTGTCCCCATCTTTATCAAATCCAAATGCTTGTGGAAGTTCTTTTGAACTGTAATAATTTCCCAAGTCATAATCCAAATAAGTCAAAATGGCCGCCTTTGGCATTATTATTCCAAGTTTTAAATTATAAGTCAAATTGTTTTTTTCAAAAACTTCTTCCGGCTTTCCGGCAAAATTTATTGTTGCCGGTATTATTCCGGTTAAAATGTGTCCTGTAAATGAATAATCCGGAAAATCGGCTAATGAAGGAAATGTCCAAAATCCCCGACAATATTTTAACTTGAAATTATAACGGCTTTCAAATGCCTTTAATTCCATCGCATTTTGTGGAAAAAATTTATAAAATCCTTTTTCGCATTTAATTTTCATTGTACCCGACCCATAAATGCTTTTGTTCGTCAATGTATGCGCTTACACCGTTTTTTTCAAATCCATTTCGGCCATTCAATTTTGGAATTAAAACCGTTTCTTTGAAAATTACCCCATAAAAACGATTTTTGAAAATAAGGATTTTTTGAATTCCCAATCCTTCCAAATCAACTTCAATTTCTTTTTGTGGAATACCTTTTTTTTCCATTTCTGAAAGATCATATATATCAAACCAAGCCCAAGCCATAAAACCCCCTATAAAAACGGCGCGACCGCATTTCCGGCCTTTTTAAGAATTGTTCCAACTGCCGATGATTTTTCCGGCCTATTTGAAAGCGTTAAACGAATTTGTCGCGTGTCTGTGTTTGGAATTATTTCCGTTTCAAAATCCTTCAATGAAGCATCCAACATGAACACATCGTCATAATATAAAATGATTGAATAATCTTGTTTGTTCACATATTTCATGACCTGTTCAAATAATGCAAGCGCGGCCGTCACTCCAACATTGCTTTTTTTTGCAATAAATGAAATTTGAACATCGCTTGAAGTTGTTCTTTCATATGATTCATTTCCTACCTGTTCAACCTCAACCGATAAATGTCTTGAATGCTCATCCGCAATTATTCCTGTCAATCTTTCGTCTAAGTATAAAGGGATCGGCATAAATGGCACTTTAAAACCGAATATTTCCTTTTTAAAAACAAAAATAATGACCGGCGCAATACCATTTAACATTTAATCCCCCCACAATCCTGTTGATTTTCCAATTCCACGCCATGCACCATGTTTTTTTATGTTTTGCATGATCCAATTATTTGTGTTTGCCACATCTTCCAATGTTGGCGCGATCGTTTCCAAAACACCGTCACGAATGCGATCCAAACTTTCGGCCATTTTGTCCGTTGATTGTGCGATTTTTGCATATGTTTCAATTTCTCCCATTGCCTCTGATGCTCTTTTCGCCTTTTGAAATTCAACATCCCTTTGAACGGCAACCGCATTTTTTGTGATTTCCCTTGCATTCATTTGAAGTTTTTCTTGTTCCAACCAAGATTTTGTCACATCTCGCCAATCTGCCACATCATCAAGTTTTTTAATTAGATCCGTAAATGCTTCCGCCCTTTGTTCGCCAAAAAGCATTTTTGAACGTGCTGTCAAATCTTCCGAAACAACTGGCGCAAGCGAAAACCCTTGACGACCACCGAATATTTCTTGAAGCATTTTTGCCTGTTCCTCGCCTTTTAATTGGCCTATGCTCTGCAAAGCAATAAACAAAGCATCAATTACATCTTTTTCGTTTGTGAATTCTTGCAAGGTTTTATCCTCGCCCTTTCTCGCCTGTTCTAATTTAACGGCGAAACGATCCAAAATGCTGTCAAAATCTTTTACCCCTTTTGATTCCAAAAGTTGTTGCGCCATGAACATTTTTCCGGCCGATACATTGTATTGAATAGCCTTGTCCATAAATTCGCCGGCTTTTCCAATTGTTTCATCAATATTTTTTGAAACTTCTTCATAAGGATTGGTCGCAACTGCCGCAACAACTCCGGCGGCTGCTGCCGCAAGCGCGCTTTTTAAAACCGTTCCCACCTTTTGAAGCGAACCACCGAATTTTGAAGCCACCCTTGAAAATCTTTTGTTCAAATCGTTTTCAAGTTTTTTCCCATCTGTTCCGGAAAGTTTAGGTTGAACATTTATGATGTATTTTTCCGCCATTTTCTTCGTATGCCCCCATAAATGCCATGTTTATCAATTCTTCAAGACTAAAATCGCCCCTTGTTTTTAATAATACACCGGCTTGTCGGAAAAGGTCAACCGAAAAATGACCGACCTTTTCCATTTCTTCATCTGTTAAAAAAAAACCTTAATTTTTGCAATTTCGCAACAAACATCAACCACAATGTCGGCAATCTCTGCAAAAGTTAGGTTGTTGATATTTTCGGCCGTATAAGGTATTCCGTTTTTATCTTTGGCGAACCCACAAACGGCCAATATTTCATCTTTTTTTAACTCAACAAGGCAAATTGCGCGTTTTAAAGTGTTTCTTTGTTCTTCTTCTGTTCCCTTTTCAAATCTTTCCAAAAATTCTTCAAATGTTTCCTTTTTTTCCGAAAACATCGGGATCATATAGCATCCTAACAACAAAGTGTGCATTGTTTGAAATGCCCATACACTTTTAATTCCGCGCAAATCATACTTATTCATTTACGATTTTTTCCTTTACATCAAAAGATTCAACCGCAAACATGAAACTTGTTGTTGTATCTTCTTCGCCAATGCTTGTTTGGCGTGGTTTGTCACGAATAATGGCATTTTTGAAGATAAAATATTCGCCGGTTTCGTCATCAATGAAGAAGGCATCAACCCTTTCTTCTTTTTCAAACAGATCCAACAAAAGCAAATAAACATCTTTTGAACAATCCAAAACGGTGTATTCTGCAACATCCGGTGTTTTAAGGCCTTCCCTTGAAACAATACCCACTTTGTTTTTTGCGTTCGCGCCTCTTACAAGGTGGTTTTTTTGGTTGTATGTATAAGCAACGCTGTCAATGTCGCTGAATTCATAGTTTTGACCATTATATGAAAAGCCACCCGAACATTTCCAAATTTGGAAACCTGCTGTATTTTTTCCCATGATTAAATATCCCCTTGTTGAAGTGTTGCATTAATCCGCCACAATGCCTTCGGCTCTGCGACCTTAATTTGTGAAGTTGCCACAAAATTTTCATTTTCAAGTGTGACTTTAACACTTGCGGATTCAATAATTTCGCGGTTTACATATTTTTCATCAAGCATACCTTGCAATGTATCTTCCAACAAAGAAGCTTGTTTTTCTGTATAGGCCGGCTGATTCAAGTTAATGTATTGCAAGGCCTTTGATTGCAAGTTTATTTGAATTTCTTCAAAAATATAAGGCGCAACAATTGCTTTTCTGTTGGAAGCAAACAAAGCAAGTCTGTTTCCATATTCTTCGGAAGTCAACACAAATGAAATTTTATCTTCAAACAAAAGGTTTGCTTCATTTATTGTGTCAATTCCGCTTGACAATGGCATTTCAATATATTGTTGGTTTTTCCAATTTACCGAACCAAGCAATTTGCCGAATGCCCAATACATGTTTTGACTTCCATTTTCCGGTGTGTCATAAATAGCCACATTATTTTTGGCCTGTGCGAATGCCTTGCATTCTTCCCGATCGTTGTTTGTCCAACCGATTACACCTTCAAATGTTCCTTGATCCAAATCATCAAGCGCTTCGGCATCAAATGCACCGTCAATTAAAACTGTGAAAAATTTGAATTTAGTTTCATGCAAAATGTCCGCCAAATTTAAATCATCTGCCGGCAAAACATAAATTGAATTCATACCGGCATCAAGCAATTTCCAACAATTGGATTGTGTTAATGCTTGAACACTTTCTTTTGTTAAACATTCGGTAATTGTTCCAGTTGCCACCCCCGATGAAGGCTTTACAACACATAAAACCTTTCTTAAATAAGCCGTTGAAGCCGCCGGAAGCGGTGTCAAGGCATCAATTCGCATCACATATTCAAGTAATACATCACGCATTTTTTTATCCTTTCTTTAAAATTTTATTTATAACAACCCGAACCCAATTCATTTTCGGATATGTTATTTCCCCAACTGTTGGATTAAATGGAATTTTGACCCGATATTCAAAATCAAGTTTTGTTTTTATAAAAAGATCATCGGCAAAATTGATCGGAATGTTTTTTTCCCTTGAAGAAAAACGAAACCGATCTTTGTTTCCAACATTTGCAAGGCGTGCGCGTTCCAACAAATAGCCGTATTTATTGACCGTTTGCAAACTGTGCGTTCCTAGTGTTCCACGAACTGCAAAATAAAAGTGGTCATGTTTCGGCATTTCCTTAACGGTGTCAATTTGAAGATATAAAACATCCTGTTCCAACCCTTCATCAACTGATTGATGCCGGATTTCATTTATTTCAAAAATAGCCCTTAAATCGTTTTCAAGTTCCTGTCTAAACATTTTTTAAATACCTTGCTTTTATTGCCTTGAAAAATTGGCCGGTTGCCATCAATAGTTTATTAAACCCTTTTTCTTGTGCTGTTTTTGGCGAATTTCGGCCATAATCTCCACGCAAAATTGGATTTCTTATGATTGCTTGCATACCGTTTAAAACTCTTTGCCGATCTGCCTTTCCATTCATTGCTTTCACAATATCATTGACGACTTGCGCCACTTCTTTGTTTTTTTCTTCAATGAATGGCCGGCGCAACCATTTATATCGGTTGTCAAGATCAATTGCCACATCAACCAAAGTTCCCTTTGTTTGCTTTCCGGCTCTCAAAAGTTGTTGACCGGCATATGTTTTGAATTGTCCATAAATAGGAAGTTTTTTTGGCTCATTTTTTAAAATACCCAATTCAACTTGATATTTGTCAAGTTGCACTTGAATAATTTTGTCAAGCCCCTTCCCTTGAATTTTCATTCCAAAACATCCCCGATCAAAATATTACTTTTGAATGTTTTTTTTGCCTTTAAACAAACGCCATTCAATAAGGCATACGCATTCAATTTTTCCAATGCTTCGCCTTCGCTTCCCCTTGATTGAATGATGGCTGAAATGTTGTTCAAGATGTTTTCAACGCTCAAATCATCCTTTAACAACAAGGCTTCTTTGTCCGTTATGGTTGCTTGCCCCAAATACATCAATATTTGATTCGCTTCCATTCTTACTTCTTCAACACTCATTCCAGCCCCCAATTTTAAGCAAATGTGATCGGTTGTTTGATAATTCCGTCTTTTTCCTCAACATCAACCATTGTTGAACCGGTGATGTAATTGGCAAAATAATAATTATCTTCTTCGTTTGTGCCGTCATTTTCAATGGTTGGTTCTTGACAATAATGCAAAGTGACCAAATCATCGGCAACAACAAGCAACCCTTGTCCTGCGCCTTCCGGTAATACGGCGGAAGGAATTTTGATCCAACGAACACCGGCCCATGCTTTTTGCAATAATTCGCCGACCGGTGTTTCGTTTGCTTGTGTCACTGAACCCATCATTTTGACCAAATCATCGCCATAATAGAAAATTGTGATATTTTGGCTCATGTGTGAAGAATCAACTTGTGCTTGTAATGTTCCAACCAAAGCGATCAAGTTTTGAACGCGTGTGAATTCTGTCACATCGCCACCAACGGCCGGAATTTGATGATTTCCATTTGTTGTATAGTTTTCATCGGCTGAAACCAACAAGCCGTTATTGTGTCCATCGCCTGACATTGAATCTTTATCAAAGATTTTGGAATATTCCAACAAAACGCGATTATGTAATTTTGGCAATGCTGAAACACCGGATCTTAATGATTGGATGTATTTTGCGCCTTTTACATAAACATTGAAAACCTTTGAAGAATCGCCGGCTTTAATGTGCATTTTTTCGGTTGCTTCTTTTGTTAATGGAAAAGCAACGATGGAATCTTTTTCAACATCAATTGATTTAAATTTGACTTGATCCAATTTAACATCGTGTGCTTGTTTTTTTGTTAATGCCAAAATGACCGGCGAATAAGACAAGGAAGCACCTTGCAAATATTCTTCTTTGGTCAAAATGTCCGTTCTTAAATCTGTTGCCATTTTTTATTTTCCTTTCTTAAATTTGGCAAAACGCGGCAATGTTTGCCTTCCTTTTACCTTTTTTTTGCTTCTTCCGGCGTTATTTGTTTTTGCCGGTTTTAATGGTTCGCCTTCGCCGGTTTTTGTTTCCGGTTTTGGTTCGCCTTCTGTGATGTAATCTTTAAAATCCGTCATGTTATAAACCATTCGGGAAATCAATTGCAACACATTTGCGATCGTTGGCTTTTACGGCTGTGTTTTTTGTTGCGCCGTCTGTTTCCAAAGTTGAAGAAGCAAAAATCGCATTTGTTGGAATATTTCCATCTTCTGTTGCCGTTGCTTTACCTGTTGCGGCCACAATATAAACTTGTGCGCCCACTGTTGGTTGTTCTTCGTCATCTGTTTGAACTTTAACTTTTAAGCCCGAAACAACAACGGAAGAACCGGCAATTTCTTTTTGACCCATAACACCAAATGGCACGACTTCGCCATTTACTGTTGCAACTTTATTTTCGCCTGATGTATAAACGAATAAACCTTCTTCAATTGGCGCATCAACTTTTCGCGTCACAATTGCATCGGATTTTCCGCGTTCGTATGGCGTTCCCATGTATGTCGTCATTTTTAATCCTTTCTTTTCCATTTTTCGCCCAAAGCAAGAAAGCGCGCACGATGCGCCGATTCCTCGCCTGTTGCATTTGACACACCGTTGGCCTTTTGCAAGGCTTGCGCCTTGCTTGTTAATTGCCGATGTGTTGCGCCAACTTCCACAACATCCCAAAACGAACCCGATTGTTTTTCTTTTTCATCGGCTGTCAAGGCTTTAAATCTCAAAGCCTTGCTTTTCATCGTTTCCGGCAAAATATCAAAATTTTGTTTCAATTCAATAAAGGATTGAATAATTCCCGAACGAATGGCATTTGCCTTTAATGTTTCGGTTGAATAATTCTTTTTGTTTACCTCATCAAGCAATGCCGATGTTGTTTCCGGCAAAAATTGTTTAAAATCTTCAACAAATTTTCCAATTCCAAGATTGAATTTTATTGCATCTTCCATTGCGGCGTGTTGTTCTTGTGATGTTTTTTGTTCTTCAAATGCTTTTTTGGCATTATCCAAAACATTTTCTTCATTTGGCGGCGTTGTTTTATTTTCTGATTGTTTATCAAAAAAGGACTTCATTTGTTCCATGCTTGCCAAAATCATTTGTTCTTGTTCTTCTGTGAAAGCCATGTTTTTTTATTCCTTCATTTTTTTTGCTTCTTCTTCGGTCAAAAATTCCGCGCCACATTTGCATCCATAACGTTCGGCCGGCATATTGCCATCTTTATCGCCTTCGCCAACGCGAAAAATTTTCCCATATAACAATTGATGTTCCGGATCTGGTGTTTCTGAACTTGAAGGAAGCCAACGATAAAATTTGCCTGCGTTTTCTTCTTTAAGATTTTGAACTTCATTGTATAATACAAGCCCTTCAATTCTGTTTTTAAGCAATTTTTCACCGTTGACCGCTTCTTTCCGAAAATTTTTGACCCCTTCATCTTTTAAAGTTTGCAACTTTTTTTCGTATATGTCAACAACTTTTATTGTTGTCGCCTTCAATTCCCTTTGTGACAAGGTTGTTGAAGTCACAATTGCGCGCATTTCTTCCTTTTTTAAACTGAAATTTTTTGTTAAAATATTTTTGCGCCAAAAACCAATTGGCAATGTCTTTTTTAAGAATTCGGCCGGTTTAAATGTTTTCATTCTTGCAAGCCTTCGGGGATTAAACTATTCACAAACGCTTTTTTCT